AAAACAGTTGGCTAAGTTTGATAACTGGCCTATATGGGTCGCGGATAAGCATGATCCAAAGGCACCAATCGGTGTCGAACAGGTGTTTGATATTACTCTTGAATATGAAGATGGGAAACTCGTCCGTATTATTGGTACTATTGACGGATTGGTTATCAATAGTCCAACAGGCAGACTGTTCCTCGATGAGAACAAGACAGCTTCGCGGATTGACAAGGGTTGGCGCGACTCGTTTGAAATGCGGCACCAGTGTACAGGGTATTGTGCGGCCAGCACCGTCGTCTTTGGCTTTCCGGTTAGCAATGTTAGAGTCACAGGCAATAAGATTAAGCCAACCAATAGAGGCGAAGACGTTGTTCCGCTCGAAGTTAGTCGGAAGCCCTCTGATGTTCTTCATTGGGGGAACTGGATACGCCATACTGTCGATATGTACGAGATGTACAAAGACGACTTTGAGAATGCACCGCGTTACACGCATTCATGCAACAGGTACTTTAGGCCATGCTCATTGATCCCGTTTTGCTGCGACACGCCGGAAGGGCGGAAGGAAGCATGGAAACAGATGGTCCCGATAGAGGGAAGTCCATCGGAGAATGCGATCAAAGAGTCGAAGGCTTGAGGCGTTGTAGGTATATGTGTTGCGTGTTGTTTGGAGAGTGTTGCGGCTGCTGCAAAAAGGGAGTGTGACTCACATGGTACTGGTTGAATGGAAGATGCTCCACCCGAAGATGACGATGGAACACTTAGGACTGATCCCGTTTTGGTTGGACGATGCAAGCGAGAAGACGGCACAGGAACAGTTGAATGATGGGTATCATCAGTTTGGCGGCTTTCAACCGTTCAAAGGGTTTGAATTGCAAGATGACAACTCGTTGAAGTATCCCGGTGATCCCAAGATGAAGCCGTTAGCTGAAGCTAAGTTGCGTGACGAGACGATTTTGTTCTATCGGAGCGCGTGGGTTGGAATTGTACAGCCCGATAGATCGTTTGTCGTGGCAAGGATGGATTAGCAACAGGAGAGTGAAATGACGGAACTGCCAAACTTTTTGAGGAAAGAGCGTACAGTTATACAACGAGAGGAACCGAACATGAGTGAGCGTATTGATCCGATTATTGAACAGGCCGCGAATGGATGGGAAGCAATCAACAAGCTGGCCGATGAACGTAGGGCTTTGCAGGAAGAATTGAAGTTTGCGCGTGAGAGGATCAATCAACTGGAAGCGCAGTTGGATCATGCCGAACGCGGACTCACACACTATCGCAATCGGTACGAGTGGTTTCAGCGGTTCAGTGCGGAGATTGTGGCTAACTTCAGTACGATAAGGATGATCGTGGACGATACGCAAAAGAAGGCCAGTGCTGTCGCGCAGGGGCAGGAACAGCCGACGCCATTACCAGCGGTAGAGCCAGCGTTGCCTACGGTTGAGCCAGAGCAAACTCGTCTGAAAGACCTAGCCGCACATTTGGAAGGCTGACATGAAGAAGCCAACGAAGGCCACGACTATGTTGAGCGGGATGCCGGTCACAAACGGCAGCGAAGTCCCGGCACGCATGGCAATCATGCTGTGGGGCGACGCTGGTTGCGGCAAGACGACGTTCGCCGCAACCGCACCGGGCGATAAGTTGTGGCTTTCGTTTGGCGACCAAGAGCATGTATCTGTGATGCGCAGGAAAGACGTGCATGTGTTGAAGGTGTATGAGATGGGACTGGACGAATTGTTCAACGCAGCGCAGAATGATAACCCGTTTGGACTGGATGCGTATCTAGCGGATCATGCTAATATAGAGACGGTCGTGTGTGACTCACTCACGGCATTGGCGTACAGAGGATTGCAGAAGGCTGTGAAAAGGAAGATCGGTGGGAGTAATAGCTTCACGCCGACAATGGAGATGCCCGGTATCAGTGCGTATGGCGGCAGGAACGCGATTGCATTGGAAGTGTTGACGGGGTTGTTGAAAGTGACTGCCAAGCACAATGTGCATTTGATTGCAACGGCACATGAGAGTGACCCAAAGACGAGGAACGAGAACAACAGGGAAGTGATTGACTACATTGGTGTGATGCTAGGCGGTCAGTTAGTTAGTAATGTCACGTATAGATTGTCAGAGATATGGTATATGTCGCAGAGTACAACAGGCGAGAAGCATCGCCGTTTAATGATTAGGCCGACGCGGTTAAGACGGCCAGCGAAGACACGTATGTTCACGGCAAAGGATGAAGCCGAGTTCAATGTACACTACGACGCGGATCGTCCTGATGATGCCAAGGGACAGATGACCATTGCAAAATGGTTTAACGCATGGATTGAAGCGGGTGGCGATAAGCTGCCGCTTCCGAAAGCTTCCCGGTCGGGGGATAAGTAACTGTCACATTCGATGTAGCCGATCCTGCATCACAGAGAGGTAAATAGCTATGATGGCTGACGAACAGTTGGGAGTGATCGAACTTGAGTCAAACCTTGCCGATGCCGAGAAGCCGCCAGAGGTTACTCCCGGTGTCTACGAGGCGGAAATTCAGGACGTTCAAATTCCTACGTCCGGTAAGGGTAATGAATACTTCGCTACGAAGTTCGTTATCCCGACCGAGAACCTGAACCCGGAAATCGCTGAACACTACCCGGATGGCGCGGTCCTGTTCTATAACAGGCTGATCGTTCCGAAGGGTAATGACCGGCGGGCGATGTTCAACCTGAAGCAGTTTATGAATGCCATCGGGTTGAGCACACAGACGACCAGCGTCGATCCTAACGCTTGGATGGGCCAGCGTGCTCGTATTCAGGTGCGTATGGGTAAGTATCTCGGTGAGGAACGGGCTGAAATTCAGGCCATCCTCGCTGCGGAACGTGCCCCTGCTCGTGCGGCTCCGGCTCCGGCTGCTGCCGCTCGTGGTCGTCGCGGTCGTTAATGGCTAACTGCTGGCCCTGTGACTCACACAGGGCCAGCACCTTACCGATAGGAGCGCGATATGCCACTTGAAATGTCCTATGTAACAATCGACTTGTTGAGTACGCCACGCGCCGGGGATCGTTCGGTGCTGACGCGATACAATTTGGTCGATAAGGTAAAGATCGATCATGCTGCTTGGATTTTGGGCATATCGACGGCGGCATTCAATCGTATGGTTACAGTCAAGGTGGCTGAAGCGGTGATTGCCACGGCTGAAGGGACCAAGGAGTTTGAACAAGAACCGCCAAATGAACCGATTATTGTGGAGAAGGCACCGAATTTGAAGCATGTGCTTTCGCGCCACGTACCACCGGGAGTCAAACGATGACCATCAAGAATTATGTAACACCTGTTCGTGGTGTTCGTGTTCAGTGCGATACGTGCGAAAAAGAGTATCCCGATGAACCTATGCCTTTTGAGTATGCGTGGCCGCAAGCGAAGCGCGAAGGTTGGAGGGCTGCGAAAGTTGGGAATGATTGGCTGCATGGTTGTCCTGATTGTGGAGTTAATTGACATGAAAGAAGCAAAGCTGTCGATAGAGCAAAGCACCGCAGTCGATATGTGTTGTGATCTGACCATGCGGATTGTTGGTGTGACTGGTGGCGCTGGTACTGGCAAGACGTTGGTGTTGGGCAGGGCATACAAAGAATTGGGATCGTTCATTGGTGTTGGTAATATAGCACTCGCTGCACCGACTGGACGCGCAGCGAAGCGCATTCAGGAATTGACACGGATAGGCGCAACGACTGTCCATAGGCTGTTAAAGTTTCCGATGCCGGATGACCCTATCACGGACGAGGAAATCTTACCGAATGAGCCACGGCACAATAGGAATAATCCGTTGTCGTTCAAGGTTGTGTTCGTTGATGAAGCTTCGATGATTGCACCGACGCTGTATATGCAATTACTGGATGCGATGCCTTCTGGTGGCGTGGTCCGGTTCTTTGGTGATAACAATCAGTTGCCTCCGGTTGAGGCGGGTGCGCCGCCGTTCATCAGCGTGTTGGAGAAGTTTCCGAGTGTGACTCTCACGTTCAATTACCGGAGCGATGACGCCATCGTTGGCAACGCGATGCGGATATTGAGAGGCAGTATTCCGGTAGCCAATGACAGGTTCCATATCCTGTATAGTGAAAACCCGGTCAAGACGCTGATCGAGTACGTGGATAAGGAATTTGTTGAAGGCAACAATCAGATTATTCTGCCGACGCGCAAAGGGAAATATGGAACGCTTAGGGTCAATCCAAGCATTCAATTGAAGTTCAATGGTAAGCAGAAGCGGATGCTTACGTTAAGTAGGTATGACGATAAAGAAGAAGACTTGTGCATTCGCGAGGGGGATAAGTTTCTTTGGATCAAGAACGACTATAAGCTGGACATGAGCAACGGTGAGATAGGCCGTGTTGCAGAAGTGGATGCGGAGGTAGGATCGTTGTTACTGGCGACACCGGAGAGGGACGTGTTAGTGCCTCCGTATGTCAGATCGTACAATCCGATTGCTGGACACATGATGACGTATGATCCACGCAAGCAGATCGAGTTAGGGTATGCGGTTACGACACACAAGAGTCAAGGGTCTGAGTTTGATAAGGTGATTTACTGTATGTGTTCCGGCCAAGCGTACCTGATTGGCCGGAGGAATTTTTATACGGGGATTACAAGAGCGAAGCACGAAGTTATCATCATCACGGATCGCAAAGCAATGGGCATGAGCATTCGGCCTAATCGACATACAGGATAGGAGAGTGAAATGGCAAAGTTTAGAAAGAAGCCAATCGTGATCGAGGCCGTTCAAGTGACAGGAACCGACTATAACGGGCATCGTGGATGCGATCACGCTAATGGCAGTTGTACTGCATGGGATGGGCGTCCGTTTTCTGACATGCCGCATTGGTTGTCTGAGGCCATTGATACAGGAAAGGTCAAAGACCATAATCGTGGTGGAACTGACTATGCGCAATGGGACATTGAAACACTTGAAGGTGTAATGACAGCGCGTCCTGATGATTGGATCATCCAAGGCGTCAAGGGCGAGATCTC